TGCCCGGCGGCGGATTAGTCGTAGATAAGCCAATTAATGAAGCGTTGCTGCATGAATGGAAGAATGGCGACAATCGAAGGAAGCCACCGTCTCCTTTTGCGTACCGCGCATATGAGGCCTGGAAGGAAGGCCGCGAGGCTCCTGTAAACGGCACAGATTTGAAGAACTGGCCTGGCGTGACCCCGGCACAGTTAAAGACCTGTCAGAATGCGACAGTCAGGACAATTGAGGATTTAGCTGAGGCCAACGCCGATACGATACGCAAGCTGGGAATGGGCGGCGTAGCGATGATGGAAAAGGCGAAGGCATACTTGGCGGCTGCGAATCAGAACAAGACATCGGAGGAAGTTTCTGCTTTAATGGTCAAACTTGAGGCTCTATCTGACACAGTTAAGAGGAAAGACGAGCAGATTTCTGATTTGTTGGAGCGACTAGATGAATCTACTAAAAAGCGTGGTCGACCCCGAAAAGAGGACTAAATGACACTTTTAACCATCGTCCAGAATTCGTGCGATATAATCGGCCTGACGCGGCCCACGGTTGTAATTGCATCTCAAGACCAGAATGTACGCACATTACTGGCGTTGGCGCAGGTCGAGGGCAGAGAGCTTCTTGACCGCTATTCCTGGCCCGCCACTCAGATTGAGAAGACGCACACGAGTCTAGCGGCAGAGGTGCAGGGCGTTATGACAACGCTTGCGCCAGGGTTTTCTTACATCACTTCCGGCACGTTCTGGGACCGGACCCTGACGCAGCCTGTGACGGGGCCGCTGTCTCCTATCGAATGGCAAGCCCTGAAGGCCCGCACGGCGACGGGACCATACCCTAGCTATAGATTGTTTGGTGGCAAGCTCTACGCCTACCCAGCGCCCGCTGCGGGGAATACATGGGTCTTTGAATACCAATCAACCTACTTCTGTCAGTCCAGCGCCGGTGCCAACCAGTCAGCATGGGCTGTTGATACAGATGTCGGCGTGCTAGATGAAAACCTGATGGAATTGGGGATTGTCTGGCGGTTCAAGAAAAAGAACGGATTGGATTATTCTGAAGATTTCCGTTCGTATGAGCAGAAATTAGCGAACGAAACTTCACGCGCTGGCGGACGGCGAGTGTTAGACATGTCTGGAATGGGTTCCGCTGCGCGCGGCGTTTACGTCCCCGAAGGAAGTTGGGCTTAAATCATGCTTCAACCTCTCACAGACAACTCCAGGAAGTCCAAAGTATCGCAGAGCGCCAGTATTCCTGCGCCTGTGAAGGGTTGGAACGCACGCGATTCATTGGCGAACATGGCCGAAGATTTTGCTGTTGAGCTTGAAAATGTATTCCCCAACCTGACAAGCTGCGACCTCAGATCAGGCTTTGCCTCACATTCCACCGGAAATGGCACTGGCGCGGTCGAGACTTTGGTCGAATATGCCGGGCCATCGACACGCAAACTCCTAGCCGCTGCTGGCTCTGTGATTTATGACGCCTCTGCTGCCGGTGGCTCCACGTCGATTGCTACGGGTAAATCAAACGCGCGCTGGCAAACAACGATGTTTGGTACGGCTGGCGGCAACTTTCTCTACATGGTTAATGGTCAGGACGCGCCTATTTACTACAACGGCAGCGCCTTCGTAACACCAAGTCTGGCCGGTGTAACAGCGACTGACATTATTAATGTTACAACGCACCATCGACGCTTGTTCTTTGTTTTTAACGATAGCCTGATATTCGGATATCTTCCTGTCGTATCTGTGGCCGGTACGGTCGCGACATTTGATATTGGCGGACTCTGCAAAAAGGGCGGATACATTCAAGCAATCGGAAGCTGGACGCGGGATGGCGGGTCGGGGCCTGACGATCTATTCGTTGCCATCACCAGCGAGGGTGAATGCATCATCTATTCCGGCAACGATCCTTCCAGTGCTACAGCGTGGAATCTAGTCGGCGTGTTTAGTATCGGAAAGCCTATTGGGCGGCGGTGCTTGGAAAAGGCCGGGTCCGATCTAACGGTTATCACACAGGACGGTGCCATATCCCTGGCGACGTTCCTGCCAATTGACCAAGTGGCTGGGTATAGCCAGGCGATGTCCACAAACATTCAGAATGAGTTTCTTGCGTCCACCAGGTTGTATTCTTCCATCTTCGGGTGGCAATCCATCCATTATCCGCAAGGCTCTTACTCGCTATTTAACATCCCCAAGACCGCTTTGCTGGCCGATCAATATGTCATCAATACTCAGACTGGTGCGTGGTGTAAGTTTACCGGGCAAAACGCGGCGTGCTGGTCGCTGTTCAACGGTGACCTATACTTTGGCGCACAAGATGGCGGCATAATCTACAAGGCCGACACCGGCCAGAGCGATAACGATGCGGACATAGATTGGAAAATCAGACCGGCTTTCTCGTATTACGGGTCACGAGGGAACCAAAAGCTGTTCAATTTGTGCCGTCCCAATTTCACCACAAACGGCGCTCCTGCGTTTGCCATCGATCTGAACCTGAACTTCTCAAACATAAATCCCACCAACATTCCAACAACTCCAACTCTGAGCGTTGGCGTCTGGGATGTGTCAAAGTGGGATTCTGCGGATTGGGCTGATGAAGTTGTCAATCAATCATGGACGACGGTCTTTGGGATAGGCGAATGTGCGTCACCAACCATTCGCGGTAGCACCAAATCGATAACATTGTCGTTCACCGCATACGATATGGTTTGGCAGCAAGGCGGGGCACTTTGATGGCTGATAACGACTTTTGGGAAGAGCAATTACGCAACTGGGTGGAACAATCATCTAATAAGGATCCAGCCAGAGCGTTGTCCCCTAAAACTATGAGGAGAGTTTTAACTGGAGATGTGCAAGGATTGGCTGACACCGAATACCTTATTGAAGGGGGTATCCGTGGTGCGCCAACCGAATTAACACCAGGACCTCCTATATATACTCCTGTTGTAGATGAGATTCAGTCTGCAATGGACATGAAAGCCTCTGCGCGGTCGGCATCAGAATCATTTGGAAAGGGTGATCTTCTCGGGGCCGGAGGACATGGCGCGATGACAGTGCTGGCTGGTTTAGGCACTATTCCTGTTGTAGGTAGAATCCCCGCAGCGTTAAGAAAAGCTGTCCGCAAGAAACCTGGGAAGCCAAAACAAATCAGAGGACTCCCCGTAGACGAGGGCATTGAAATAGCTAGAAAAGAGGGACACCTGAAACAGTTGAGTAGCCCAAGCAATAAAAAGCTGTTGGGAACAGGAAAGTATATTGGCGGACCAAGAAATATTAACACAAAACAGCAACTAACTAAAATGCGGGAAAATTTTGATAAATTTGTCGCACGAGACCCACGCGGCGGTGATTGGTATGATAGGTATCGCGCCGACCTTAACAAGGTGACGGGTGAGGACCCTGTGTCAAATAAGTGGATGGCGGCGCAGGAGGGGCAGTGGTCGGCTGGTGTTTCACCACAAGCTGAGCTTGGATTTTCCATAAAGGAAAACAACGCAATGCTGGCGGGGATGCCCGAAAAGGCTGGCCGACCATTGATGCATAAAGCACTTGTAGATGCTACGGAAACAGGAGACGTCAATAAGCTCATTAGCGGGCCAAAGACTGGTGAATATAGGGATCACATTACTCCCGGGTCTAAGTTAGCTAAGACCGCAACCGGCGTGAACGATTTTAGGCACGCTATAAACCTTGGGTTTACCGAGGCAAGCGGAATCCCACAGCGGCAGGGTCTAAGTTCCCAGCAGCATCTTTTTGCCGATTATGAAACCGCGTTGGCCGTGGACAGGGCAAATTCAGCGAAACTTGGCGGACGATCGAATTGGACGGGGGAACAATTACAGGCGGCTCCTTGGGTTACGCAAAAGGGCGACGACTTGTTTGGTAATGGTGATGCATATCGTCGGAGGGCTGCGCAACAGTTGAAATTTGAGCAGGCCAATGATATCTCACCTGAGAAAATAGAGGCCCTCGCACGCGAAAATGCGTTTAATGACGCTAATAAGCAAATTGGTGATTATTTCCCAAAACATACGGCTTACGCGACATATGAGAGTCAGCCCGGCCCCACAACCGGTCACCTTCCCGGCCTCCAGGGTATACCCGACGCCGCAAAAGACGCAATCCACGAAAACCCACTAAGCTCCTTTGGAACTGCGCCGGGCGACAGAGATTCTATCTACTCTGGCCTCCGGTATGGCGACACCGGCGTGGCGGCTCGGGTAATGCCAACTGTTCAATCACAGGGGATATATCAGCCACCAACGGGACCTCTTGAAATGAATCTGGGTGAGGTAGCCAGGCCGTTGGTTGGCATTAAACGCCTCCCAGACGGGCAGGGAGAATTGGCTGCGGCCGATAGGACCATACTAGAGGCCGGAGAAACGATGCGCGCTGCCCTCGCGGGCCAAGACGCTGGGGCTGCTCACGGTGTGTTTCAGGGCGGTAAGGTTGGAGGCCAGAGAAGCCTTCGAATTCCAATGGATAGAAAACTGAGCAGACAAGAACTTCTGGATACAAAAAATGTTTTGGGAGAATTTGGTCTTGATGACGTTATAGACACAGGTAGTGGCGTGACCGGAACCAGCTTTAGCCAACCTTTAGAAGAGTTTACCGGGCAGAGTATGAGGGAAGCCCTTGGAGGGGTTAAGAAAGTTTTGGGTAACACCAAGGAAGGGTTTAGGGTTAATGTTGACGGTATCTACGCTGATTTAACTGACGCCTGGAAGGCTGGTGAGGGTTCCGGTCGGGTGTCTCAGCAGGTTCTTGATAAAATTAATGTTACACCAGAATTAAGATCGGCCTTTAATAATAACCCCTATATAGCACAGAACGCCTTAAATTACATAAGTCGCGATGCGGATTTAGCTAAACAGTTTGGCACTAAAGGAAGAAAAGATTTGGAAACGCTGCGCGGGATTATAGGAGATGGGCCTGGTTGGGTTGAGAGGCTTGAGACCGCAGTTAAAGGCGGCGTTGTCCCCGGCATTGCGGCAGCGTTTCTCACTTCTGCTCTTCTGGTTTCCCAGGACGAGGACGGGGCGTAGAGTGTGCGATAGTCAAGCCTTCGGGACCAATATCTCCGGCGGCGTAGACTCGATGCTCCATTTCAGGCGTGAGGTCGAATATAGGAATCCACTCTCCGTTAATAAATTGAAACCCTTGTGCGTCGTCAATATCTCTGGTTTCGTCGATATCTTTGTTTTCCATGACAATCTCCCTTTCGTTCGGGTTATACCACACATGGTGTTGGAAACAAGCTGATGAACCAACTAATCTGTGGCCGCGACGAAGAACTCGCGGAATGGGCGGAAGAACACTACCCTGACTGCGCGCCGTTATCGCGACCGTTGACATCGATTGGCGTGGCGTCAGATAGCGGTGATATTATGGGGGTTGCCATATTCCACAATTATCGTCAGAATGATATCGAAGTCACTTTCATAACCGCGACCCCAAGGTGGGCCACGCAGGGCGTTATACGAGGGATATTAGATTATCCCTTCAAACAACTTGGTGTTAAGCGGATGACGGCTATTACTAATAAATCAAACAAGAAGGCCCGAAAGCTGCTGACCGGTCTTGGTTTTGTTTTGGAGGGCGTGCATCCTTTTGCAGCTACAGACTGCACGTCAGCTTGCACTTACGGTTTATATGATAAAAACGCGGAGAGATGGTTAAATGGGTAAAAAAACTCCACAGGCACCGACTCCTCCCGATCCGGTTAAAACTGCGCAGGCTCAGGGTGCCATCAATAAAGATACGGCAATTACGCAAGCCAATTTAAATCGGTTTGATGAATATACGCCTTATGGTTCGTCTACTTGGTCTCAGCAGGGAGGAACCCCAGGGACAGGGGGAACAGTGGGAACCCCAGGGACTCCAGCTTCCAGAGAGCCTATTTATTCTGAAGATTCATGGGTCGCTGGACGTTATGATGAAGAAGACAGCCAGGGCAACTCTAGTTATATCCCAGGCTATACGGAGAAGGGAGGACAGATAACCGGATATAGGGATATTGCTGCCACCGCAGGCACTCCCGGCGTTGCCGATCCTAACGACCCCACTCAAAGGTGGACAAGAACAACCACGCTAGACCCAGAGCAGCAAGCACTTTTCGATAAGCAAACGGCTGTTTCCAACGAACTGAATCAGACTGCGCTGGATCAAGTTGGAAGGGTTGGTGACGCTCTCTCTACACCATTCTCGTATGAAGGTATCTCTCCTGCTGGTTCGACGGCTGGCGCTAGGTCTGCGGCTGGAAGAGTTGCAGATATTAGCAACACGCAATACGACTATTCTGGGCAGCCAGCGGCACCAAGTGCGCGAGGCATTACGGATTCAGCCGATATTGCCGCTCGATCTGTTAGCTCTCCGTTCGCTTTTAGTGGTCAAGCCCCCAGCACTTCTGGCGTAGCTAACGCGGCTCAGATGGGTGCTAATGCTGTTAGTACGCCATTTGCCCTGCAAGGCAGAGGTCCGGGCACTGCTGGCATATCTGGCGCTGCCGACCGCGCAGAGGCCGGTATGGCGCAGCGGTTCAATTACGATGGGTTGCCAGCGGGGTCAACTGCCGCAGGGTCTCAGGCTGCTGTCCAGCGGACCACTGACGCCTACGGGACGCCACTCAATTACGCTGGAGCGCCAGCGGCACCGGGTGCAGATGCAGCGGCGCGCAACCAGGTCATAGATTCAGTTTACGGACAATTCAGATCGCGCCTTGATCCGAAGTTTGAAGGCGAGCTAATCCAAAAAGAAACCCAGCTTGCAAATTCAGGAATAGCGCGAGGCAGCGCCGCTTTTTCCGGTGCCATGGACGACTTCTACCGAGGCCGTAACGACGCCTACCAAGGCGCACAGAATGCAGCTATTCAGGCCGGTGGTGCAGAGCAATCCAGGCTCTTCGGATTAGGGTCGACGGCTCGACGTGACGCAATCTCTGAACAGAATTATCTGCGTGACTCAGTAGGCAGAGAGCAAGGCCAAATTCTTGGGCAGCAAGGCCAACTGGCGAGCCTGCAAGACAGAATTCGCAGCAGAGGCGCACAGGAACGCCTGTCGGAACGCGAGGTTGGCCTCAATGAATCTGAGAGACTTCAAGCGTTACGGGGCAGACAATTTTCGGCAGAAGGTGCCGCCAGGGATCGCTCTGTTCAAGAGCAATTAATAGATAGAGATCGCCCGCTTGAGGAAGCGGAGCGGCTTCAAGGCCTGCGCAGCAAGCAATTCGGTGTGGAGTCGGCGGCTAGAGATAGGTCCACCAGCGAGGAATTAACGCTTAGAGGTCTTCCCGCTCAAGAGCAGGCTCAAATCCAAGCCATGCGCGGCGCGGCATTCGATGCACAAGGGCAAGAGAGATCGCGTGGCATTGGCGAGCAAGACAGTCTCCGCAACCGCGCATTGACCGAGCAGCAAGCTAACTACAATATGCAAGCCGGTCTGTTTGGTCTCGATCAAGGCGCAAGGCAGCGCGCAATTGAGGAGTCTGCATATCTCCGCAATATGCCATTAAATGAAACCGCCGCTTTGATGTCTGGCAACCAGATCATGAACCCGTCGTTTGGGGCTGCACCGAATACTGCGATTGCTAACACGGACTATTCTGGGTTGGTTCAGAACCAATATGCGGGTCAACAAAACCAGTACAATCAACAAGTCGCGGCTAACAATTCGAAACGGGCTGGAATGGCTAAGATGCTTGGGACCTTGGGCAGTGCTGCAATCGGAGCGCCCGTAGGGACCTTTACAAGCTAGGAAAATATCATGGCTCGATACTCACCAGTTAAATTTTACGAAGATATGATGAAGGAGGCCTTGGCACCGTCAAAGGTCACACCGATTAAATATGCTAGGCCGCCAACTTCGATAGGTTCTGGCGCAGAAGCAGCCGGTGAAGTTGGAGAAGAATGGTTAGCTGCCTATCTAGCAAAGCAAAAGAAGGATGCCGAAGCAGCGGATATAAAGGCTGCGGGGGCTATGGCAGACACGTTCTATGCTCCCCAGCCAGATTGGGACGAGGAAGAATATGGTTCAACTCCAGATACACTGCGGGCTGCGACGATGCCTGGCGCTCTTACCGCCGACGTTGGTTCTCAGGAAACGCCGATAGACGCCTACGGAGCTATGCCTGATGGTATGCCAGCGGCTCTCGGCGCTCCAAACGCTGCACTGGGCGCTCCAATCGACATCGAACAACCATACGCCGTAGGCACTGACGAAGAAGGCGACGACGCCAACTGGATGACCCCGGCAGAACATAAAGAGTTTTACGAAAATGAGGCGTTGAACGCACAAGCCGTATTTAATGACGAAAACCTAACCGGCCTACCCGCTGTTATGGAAGCCGATCGTGGGGGTGCTTATAACACACCTAACGGAGTTAGAGGCCCAAGATCGGATGCTATGCTCAACGCTTTGCGCGGCGAAGAGCGTGCTCTGGGTATGGAAGAGGCAGAAAGAGATAGGACGCTTGCTACAACAATAGCCAAGGAAAAGCGTGAACAAGCGGACGAGTTGAAGCGTATAGAATATAAAAACAAATTTCCGTCTGGCAATGATGGCACTACGGCAGCCATAAAGAATCTCGCAGAACTTCAACGTCTTGAGCGTACCTATCCGGCCACCGAAGGCCCTGATGGCTCTACGAGAGACCATCCAATGGTCGCTAACTTCAAGAATTTTGTTAGGGCAACTCAATACAAAGACACAGGTCGAGAATTTGTACAGATGGTGTCTGGCGGACCACCCATTTCCGTTTCTAGGAAGAAAGTGCCATTAGAAAACACGCCAGGATATAAGGGCCGCGTATCAGGAGAGCAGGCAGCCGCAAAACAAGCCATCGAAGTATCGGGTAAGGCATTTACTTCTCTAAGAAAGGTATCGGTTAACATAGCAAACATAGACGAAGCTATTGCGGCCCTCGACGATGGTGCCAATACTGGTCCTTTCACAAAATACGCGCCAAGCATCCAAGCAGCGTCTGTTGAGCTAGATAATCTCCAGCGGCGCATGGGGCTTGATGTTATCGGGAGCGTCACCTTTGGCGCATTGTCTAAGGGCGAACTTGATTTAGCTCTGGCTGTGGCGCTTCCAACAAGTCTCCGTCCCCCGGAACTCAGAAAATGGCTGGTTAAAAAGAGATCAGCGCAGTCGAAACTCGGCACATATCTCAGTGATGCGGCTGTTTTTCTTGGCAAGCCAGGCAACAACGTAGCCAAGTGGGTGGAGATGCAAGAAAAATCTGGTAGCGGGAATGTTAGCGGTATGAATTTGGAGCAATTGCAAAAACGTCTAAATTCTAAAGAAAACCCGCCTTCGATTGAAGAACGAAACCAAATCGCGCAGAAATTGAAGGAATTGGGATATTAGCGATGGCTACTTTAGAAGACCTAAAACTAAGGGTAGAAAAAGCCTTAAAAGCAGAATCAACTCCAGTAGCGCCGAATGCGTCTGCTGTGCCAGATGACGATCTACAAGAAAGATTGGCTAAAGCCTTAGAAACAGAATCAATTATAAAGAGAATGTCTCCGCAAGAGTTGAGCATTGCCCGTTCGAAAAATAACCCGCTAGGCGATATCCTTCGAAAACAGGCAGAGCAACCGAGGCCAGACGAATCTGAAACGGATAGGTCTTCACGCTTGTATGGTAAAATCTCAGCGCC